GCTGGAATTAAAAGAGAACTACAAGAAGAACTGGTTTGTTCAAGACCACTGTTTTACTTTCACAATGATAGGCTTGACAAAAAAGATGAGTTAAATCACAATAAAAAATACTATGCTACAATTAACGGAGGGACTGCAACAAGTTTTGCTTTGACCGCAGGTTCTTCGGGAGATAGAACAAGCATCACTTTTAGAACAGTCCAAGACTTTGGTAGCGGTCTTATTGATTATAGCAAGTATCGGCTTAAAATAAGTTTAACAGATAAATTAAGATTTTTAGATAACACCATTAGCGGAACAATTACTGTCAATGAAGGCCAGTCTATTACTGCCGATACTGACGATTATGATGAAATATTCCCAAACGCTCGAAGAGACACTAATGATTACATTCATTCCGGATTCAATACTGGTGGGCCATACAGATATTTGCACTACGATACTTCGCCATTGAAGGCTAATTTTGCTTATGGTGTGATGGGGCATGAGAACACAGAATCTGTTAATGGCAAGGGCGGCTTTGCTGAAACCCGAATACTTGATGCTGGAAGGATTATGCCAAAGAAGATTAAACCATTTGGCAAATATCGAGTAAGGCATTTGGTTCATAGAGGAGACTTGGAAGAATTCTTTGATGTTGGGGCAAGATACTCTTCAACCGCCGGAACTAATAGTTATGTCTTTGAAACAGATTATGACTTAGGAGCAGTTTTGAATGTAGGCGACGAAGTTAAGATTGACGACAAGATACTTGTTGTCGCCAGTGCTGGCATAGGTAGTTTCTCAAACAACAATCAAACGATAACATTTAATGCTAAAATAAGAGCCGAGAGCGACGGGCTTTTTGCCACTGCTACCCTTAGCCCTTCTTCGTCTGCTGTGCTCTACAGGAGGGCCTTTAATGCTACAGACAAGACTCTTCTTCTCAACATGGACTTGATTGACTCAAGGTTCTCTAAACTCTATGTCGGGTTCACTTCTCCAAACATGAATGACTTGTATGCTTCCGTCACTGCTTGTGACAAAAAGAAATCAATGCTCACTCTTTCATTCGCAGGTGATTCTTATACTGGAAACCCTATGAAATATGCTAACGGTTCTTACGCAGTGTTTGTCGAAAGATTCAATGGTGAGATTGAGCAAATTGACAGTGTTAAGGAGCAAGGGCAAACAATTATGGAAATTAAAGGAAGAGACAGGTTTAATAAATTACTCTCGCCCATTGTCAACACAAACACTTTGTTTTCGGAAGAAATTGTATATTCTTCCAACAGCCCGTATAATGATTTAGGCAATATCAAAAGCAGTACTACTCATACATTAGATTTAGGCGACACCACTTTCCAAACCGGTATTGTAGATAATACTGGTGATGGTGCGGCATTTGATAACTACCCTGTTGTAGGAACTAAACTCTTTACTGTTAATGGGTATATTGGGGAGGTGCTTACTTCATCAACATATTTTAGCGGTGCTACCAAAAGACAATACACAATTACCCCTTCTCAAACAAAAGTAGTTTCGGAGGCTGTTTTTATGGACCTCGAAAAGAACTACATTTTGAGTAAATCTTTAGGTTCTTCGCATTTGGCTACAAACAGCCCTACTTCCCTTACTGGTAGTGCTAACAAAGGAGTGTTCTTTACAAGTGGTTCCCAAATTAGACAAGTGGCAGAAACATTAAATGGCGTTGTTCACCCAATCGGTGCCGACGCCGATTCTTTGGTAGGGAGCAGTAGCAATACTAATTCAAAAGCATTGGGTTATTCTATTAACGGCCCTAATGGTATCTCTAAGGATAGGGCTTTCCAAGCCAAACTACATGATGAGTTTGGTTCTTCCTCGCCTTCCACATTTGAGGTTGCTAACACACTAATAGATTATGAAATAGTCTCTATTAGCAAGAAAGACAATTCCACAGATATTGAAATTGCTCCCTATGTTCCAATTACATTGGGTAGAAAAGTAGACTACCATTTTGAAACAAGCGAATACACCTTTACCCAAGCAGGTACAGTGACGATTACAAACTCCATAGATACCAAAGGAGACTACTTTGTGGTTATTGATTCTACAGCCGCATATGCTCTAAAGGTAGGTACTCCTATGTTTGTGGGAGATGATAAAACATTTGTTGGAAACATTGTAAGTGTTCAGCCAAGAAAAGTCAGTGGTGGGAGCGATGCGACTCTTATCGGCCTTGACCGAGATGTGTATAATTTTTCCGTGGGTGATGTTGTTTATTCTGCAAGTAAGCCCACTAATGATTTAGCAGTTATCAATGGAATGCACTTATGGGGAGGAAAGATTCTTTCTCACCCTCATCCTCTTATGAGTTCTACTTATGGAGTAATACCATTGAATGCTGAAAACATTAACGGTTCTGGGGATTACACTTCAAAGCATGGTCAAATGATGTATAAGGCAACAGGATTGGTTATTGGTAATTTTGATTTAAATGTCAAAATGATAAATCCCGCCGCAGGAATTATCGCTACAAACACCTTTGACGACTTCACTAACCCTACAATCTATAAGAATAGAAGCCTATTAAACTATTATCTTTCAACATACCAGTTTAAACCAAATAGTGGCTCAACTAATTTAAATGAGTTTGATAAAACAGACTCTTCATATAGAACCTTCCCATTAGATTTTAGAGGCCATACCAGTCCTTTCGGTTCTAATGCGACAGATGTAAGAATACATAAGACAGACAGTTCTGTTTTGGCTACAAGTTTTTCTGCTTCGCTTTGGAAAAACTCATTCTGTTATGCTGACCCTTCTGCTCTAAGGCTATTCTTATACATCAATTCAGACTTACAACCATACAGTGCATTAAGAACAGACAGTTTAGCACATTCTAATAGTGGTGCTTCTACTAAGTCTTTAACAAACTATAGCATGCTTTTATTAGAAAATAAAAAGACAAAAGATGCTGAAGTTTTTAGCGGAAGTAGGTTGGGAATTAAAGATATTAACTTCCAAACAATAAATTTTGAAAGCGAGCAAGATGTTTCTCAACTAAAGAACTTTGGTCTTATGAGACTAACAGAAGTATGTTTTGATTTTTTATATAACCCTGTTAATCCGGAAAAACCAATTACCCAAATAGAAAGAAAATTTAACAGCGTTCCTTCCCAAGGGGACTTTACTGCCATCACTAACACTGTATCCTCTATATCCGGAACAACTATTTCTTTTAACGGAAGTGCCTTTCAATTAACCGCAGACGACTATTTATACGATGCTACGAATGGAAGTTTAATTGGCCAAGTTCAATCAACAGCAACCGCTACAAGCCACACTTTGAAAGCAAATGGCTATTTGACTAATAATGGAAATGCGGCAACCACTGTTGCTAAGTTTGTTCTTAAATCCCACGATTATTACGGCAGGTCAAAAGAAGATACCTTTAGTCGAGCAGGTGACAATGAAGATGCAATTCATCCATTAAAGTGCGTAGTTGTGCCAGACTATTGCCAATATAATCCAAACGGTGCGGGACAAATCACACTGCCTACGGACTATGAAATAGATTTGCCAATTTGGATGCTAACGACGGAGCATACTGAAATTATTGACTACGATTACAATGCGATTCGCCCCCTATTCCACCTCACTACAAATAAATCAAATAGTGCAAGGCACTATGATGGCCTAATTGGTGTTGCTCTTGACAGGTTCGATGTTGAAACTGGTGGCAGATTTAAGTTAGAAGAAGGAGAGACTACACAAGTTTTGGTAGGTAAAGAAACCATTACCACTAACAGTGGTAATTTTACGCACTTTGGTATGAAAAGCGGCACCCACTACAAGGGACTAAGAAACCATGGAGATACTGGCACAAGCGACGAACAGACCTCCGACCCATTCCCTGTAGATGGGGCATATATGGTATTCAAACCGAGGCTTTGGGTGGGCACTTTATCAACTGCCACAGTTAAGTCTTCTAATGGTAATTTAAACAAGGCTACTTTTAGCACATCTGCTGGAGTAAATCACTTTCTTAATTTTATTGATTTAACAGGATGCTACTTAGTTCCAGAAAAAGGTAAAAATTTAAACAACACTACCATAACAACAGGTAGTGAAACTTTGTCAAAGAGAATGGTAAGTGTTGCTCCAGACGAACTTATTTATGTTGTTTCACACGAAGTCGATAGCAGTACCATAAGTAATCACGAAATTCTTACTGATACGATTTTAACTGCTAATACTGCCTACCGAGTGATGCAACCAAACGAGACTTGCCTGTATGACTTTTTCCCAAACGATATTCACTTAAATGTCCTTAAGCCACAGTACACCAAGAAAGCAAATAAAAATGAAACCTATTCCTTTAAGTCGGCATATGAATATCAAGAGGGAACTCTCGGTGGAAATAATTCAGTAGAGAATGAAGGGGTTCTTTCTATGTTTGTTGCCATTGATACAGACTATGCCTCCCAAGATACCGGTTTAGTTATTAAAGACAGAAGACTATTTTTTAAGAACTTACTCCCCGAAGGAGAATACAGTATGTATTTTAGTGATGGAGACAATGGTGAGAAACTCGCAGTCGTTAGCAATCAAGACTACTCTTTTAGTGTAGATAAGCAAATAAATGCTAAAGGCATAGTTTCTGTATCACAGCCATTTACTGTGTCTTCTTTTACAGAATTAAAAATTAATCCTACAAGGGCCGCTATTGGGGCAACGGCTACAGTTTCTTTAGAGTCGGAAGATATTGTAAATGAATTGTTAGAAGAAGAAGGCCTTGTCTTTACAAAAACCCCTACTGACTACCCTATGTATTTGGCACCAAACTATCAAGGAATTGATTTATTCTCCGCCATTAAATTTGCATTAGATAAGAAAGATATGAGCCTTGTTGAAGAAAACGGTACTTTTGTTATCAAACCAAATACTGATTCTTCCTATTATAACCATATTACAATTACTGATTCTGGAGAGTTTAGAATCTTTGAGTTTGGAAAGACTACCACGCTCTTCGACTTCTATAATGAAATCATAGTGTATGGGAACGCTCATAGAAGTGTTAGACGGGACCTTCGCTCAATACAGAAAAGGGGAAGAAAGAGCCTTGAAGTCGTAGATGATTCTCTATTATCTCAAGAAGAAGTAGACTCAAAGGCCTATGATTTGCTGAATTTACATTCTCGTTTAAATGAAAAAATATCTTTAAAAATTGGTTCT